GGCAGAGTTACGTCAACGAGAACAGTTTTTTGATGATGGGTCTGACCAACCCATCATCACGGCGCAGGAGGATAAGCATCCCGGTACATGGTTTACTGGGTACTCTTGGAATAGAGTGAAAACCCCGCAAGAAGGGTTGTTTAAGAGAGTTAAACGTGGTGCGACCAATTATGCTGTTGACTTATTGTTTAGTCCTGCATGGGTTTTTGGTTGTGCTATTTCTCTTTTCACTGGTGCTGGTTTTGTCCATTTTGGATACTCGTTGTTCACTGTTATGAGTGCAATGGTGTGTTCTTTTTGGTTTACCTCTGCGTTGGGTTTGACACAGAGATTGCGTCGATGGATTTTCTTCGCAAAACTTTTTGGTTTGTCAGCTGCGTCTTGGGTTATTGCAGGTTCCCTTAGTTTGATTGTTGCACGTAAAGTTTACTCTAAGTTTTATACACAAAAGGATACGTCACCAGAAGTGGTGCGTCGGCATAGAATTGCCAATTGGATGGTGTTTTCTACACTTATTCCTATGTTTGTGTTGTTTGAGTATGATCTTCATTTGGTGCGCAGTTATTGGGATAAGCTCAAGTTGTGGTGGCACTCCAAAGAAGTCTCTGAGAACCAACATGCCTTAGCGACGTTTGCTAGAGCTTCAGATATTGAGGTGGACGATACCGGCATTGGTCAAGTTCGTTCTGCGGCCGCGGAAATGTCTTCTGCAATGGAAGTGGCTTTACCCAAGCCTAATGGGTGGTGTTCGCCTCGAGCTGCTCGAGCTCATTTTGAACAAGTTTCAAAAGATCCTTTATTTGGTATGCAAGTTCAGGAACTTTCACCAAAGCAGGATGAGAAACAGGATTCTGATGAGGATGTTCCTCCTGCTCCTCGTCAATGGTTGTTGACACCAAAAATCTCCACGACAAAACCGAGTTCGCATACTCAAAATAGGTTGTGGTGTGAGAAGTGTGGTTATGTCGGGGTTGGTGTTTCAAAATATTTTGTGCATATTTGTAAGCCTCCACTTGATGCTGAGACTGCTTTGCACACTATGAATCATCATTTGTACAAGCATGGTACAATCGAACAAAGTTTCTTTGGTATCCATCGAAAGTGGTGTGAGTTGTCTAGATATGGTCAATTGGGTCTGGTGGCTTTGCTTTTTGGAGGTGTTTTGGGTGTAGTTGCGTACACTTGGCGCGATCATCGTTGGGTTCGAAAGGCGTTTGGTGGGAAATGCGTCCATACTTGTGACCTCGGCAAAGTTCGTGCCTGTGATCAATTGTGTGGCAGTCTCTCTTGTACCCATAAAGCTGGTTGTGTTTATCACTCTTCTCGACAATTTGGTCCGCAAAATGAGCAATTCAAAAATGAATCGGTTATTGCGCTGGCACCCGCTGTTATTGGTGCTGTTGCTGCTGTTGGTACGGCAGTAGCTGCTCATGCAAATGTTCATGCTGTTGGGAAAGCACAAGCTGAAAGCTTGGAATTGAATAAGAAACGAGCTGAAGTTGAGCGTGAAAGGTCTCTTGGTCAAGATCTTGTGAACGTTCAGAAATCCCGTGTTTGTGTGCATCGAATGGTGTGTCCTTTGTGTAATTCTTGCAAGTTTTGTTCAGCAGCTATGCGTTCAACTTGTAAGCATGCTGTTCCAATTCAAAATCCACTTCAGTTTGAATCTAGCCGTATTTCTTATATGGGTGAAGATGGAAAACCTACTTGCAACAAGTATCGATATCGATTGAAATGGGAAAAGTTACCCAACAATCATCCCAACAAGAAACGTTTTGAACCTAAGAAATGTGATGGAAAATGTGGTTTATCGCATGCACCATATTTTTCGGTTGTTTCGAGCGCAGTTGTCAAGGAATCTAAGGTTGTTGAAGATGTTCTTCCAGCCAAGTTTTCTTCGAAAGTTTGTAACAAGTGGTTACATGGACAAAAATGTGAAAATGGCAAATCTTGTCGTTATATCCATGCTCACTTGGAATTATGCCAAAATTTTGATGCGCGCAAGCCATGTGATGCCACTTGTGGTTGTCGTCATTATTGGATTGAGGGTGAGAAAGGTTTTCGTTTGTTGTTTGAAGCGAATGAAGTTACTGCTGCTCATAAGCGTCTTTCAAAAGCCCGTCGTGAGAAAATTCGTGCTATGAAGCATACTGGACGTGAACATTATTCGCATCAAACTAAAGCTTGGATCAATTCCTCAGATCCAAGTGATGATCAAGTGCTTGAACTTGCGCAGACTCATGAGCGTGCTGAGAAAGAACGTGATTTTTCAACTCTACGAGACGAGGAAGATGCTGATATGTCAGTAGAGGAAAAGCGACGTATGAATCGATGGTTGCAACGAGACCAACAATTGCATGATCTTATTGAAACAGGAGTTCGTGTGAAGGGCAAAAAACCTATGACTCTTGAGGATAAAGATGATTGGGCTCGTTTTACTGCAGGAAAATTGGAATCTGGTTATCAAGTTGAACGGGAGGTACCTTATCAAGGTTGTTTTCATGCTGCTGATTGTCCTGATAAAGGTGTGAATGTTAAAAGTGATTGGAAATTGCCATGCAATGTTGTTTGTGGAGGTCATCATTGCAATCACTTTGCTCAATGCAAGCCGATGAAGATTTTGAAGGAGACTACAGCAACCCCGGAGTCGGGAGTTTATGGGAAACCAGATCCTCCAATTGTGGTGTCGCATTTGTTTGGGGCGCCAGAAGTGAAAATTCCTGAAACTTTGTCTCTTCGTGTTACTGGAAGAGGTGATAATGGAACAGCGCAAGAGTTACCCGTTTGCGAAAATTGTTTTGGGCCTCGTGTTCGAGGGCGCTGTGGTCACTTGAGAAATGGGGATTGTAGTGTGCAGGCTGTGGGTGAAACTCATCTCACTGATATTCCTGGTTCTCATCGAGTTGAACCTCTTCGTTTCGAAGCCTTGATTTCTAAAGCAAAAGGCTTGGCTCCTTCTGAAACTTCGATGTACGTTGGTAGATTTTATGCTACGGGTGCTATCAATCAAAATGTTCATGCTACCTATTCAGCTTTTGGTGGCAAATCTGGTTTTGTCATTGTACGGCATGCATTTTATTACCAAGGCTCCATGACTCCTACTGCACTTGGAGGGACTCTTGAGTTCGGAGGCGTTACCTATCCCTTGTTGCTTGAAGACGCCAAGAGAATTGATGTTGATCTTCTTTGGTTTGGTGTTCCCATAACTTCTTTGACCACGCCGAAGCTTGCTGTCCCAGGCAGAAGTAAGGCTGTTTTTCTTACTCATTTTGTTGATGGGAAGATGCGTGTTGAATCCGGTGAAACTTTGGATGATGGTACTTTACCTTTGGTGCGGTATACATGCAACTCGCAAGGAGGTTCATGTTCAGCGGCAGTGTGGTATGATGGTAACGAAAAGGTTGAACTTGTTGGTTTTCATGCTGCTGAAGTCAAGAAGCGTGAACAAAATGGTTTTTACCCCTGTTCTGAAGCGTTCATTGAGCGCATGAAGAAAGGACAGGAGTTTTTAAACCAGTAGGCCTCCCTCCACCTATTTTAGTAGATTTCGCAAAGACATCTGAATTCTACTATCAAGCCGGGGTTTTTGTTAAACCCACTCTTTACCAAATGTCTACTGTTCCTTCTTTTCAGCAGCGATCACCTGAGCATATGAAATTGAATTGGTCTTTTACTGGTCATTTAGGACGTTTGTCCGCTCGACCTTCTCGAGTGTTTCGGGGAGGCTTAAAATATTCGTTACCTCGAACGAAAAGGGTCACAGACCAGTATTTGATTGAAACAATGCAGCGTCTTGGTCATCAATACCAATGTAAATATTCCCCAACATTGCCTTTCCATGATGAAAATAAATCCATGACGGAAGCTCAGAGAGCTCGTGTTTTTGAGGCTGCTTACAAAAATAAAAATCGTTATTCACGCAATTTGTATCCGGAGCAGCAATGCGCGCAATATCATCAGCAATTTAAACGTGCTTTGGAAGCCACGAAAAAACGTTTTCAAATTGCTTTGGCTGGAGCCCAAGTTATGTCGCCTGAAGCTGTCGTTTCAGAGCTGGATATGCAGAAATCTTGTGGCTCACCTTGGCGTGAGATTTTTCACACCAAAAAGGAATTTTTTGATTCCAATTTCGTTGGTCGTCCAGTTGGATTTGACCCATGGACTGTTATTTCTCAGTTTGACAAATCGCTTGATAACGAGAATACTGCTTTTTACACCTTTTGGCTTGATAAATTAAAAGATGAGATTCGTACAAACGAAAAGGTTGCTGAGAATAAAATTCGCACTTTCAATTGCGCGCCCATAGAAGTTGTGGTCGCGATGAATGAGTTGTGTTTAGAAATGAACCAATTTTTGTATATGGAAGGCGAAAAGTTGACAAATTGGTCAACTGTGGGCATGACGAAATATCTTGGCACTTGGGATCGTATGATCAAAAAACATTTGGCTATTGGCCAATGTAATTCTTTTTCGTCAGATGGTGGCCAATGGGATTCCCGTATGTCCGCTTTTCTTTTGTGGGCTGTTTGCGAGATGCGTTGTCATTGGGGCGATTATTCAGAGGTTAGTCGTGGTAGATTGCGCATGTTGTATCGACTCCTTATTAGTCGTGTTGTTCATGGTGAATGGGGTGACCTTATTTGGTTGTTTATCGGCAATCCTTCTGGAAGTTCAAATACTATTACTGATAATACTCTTGGTCATGCGTTTTTGTGGAATTTGACCTGGTTCATCCTTCGAGAGGTGGAAAATCAGCGTTTGCGTGATGCTGGCAAATCTATTGATGATCAGATACCACCTACACAGTCATATCAAGATAAGAATTTTTGTCTTTCGTTGTGTGGTGATGATTCCCTTTTCACTATTTCAGATCGAATTCTCTCTTGGTTCAATGCTACACGCATCATGCAAACTATGGCGAGTTGGGGTACAATCCAAGAGATTGAAAGTCTAGAGCCGAAGCCAGCAAATGAATGTGTTTACACTTCTAACACTTCTGAATTGCTCAGTGACCAATGGTTGCCATGTCCCGATTTTGATCGCGTTTTGGGAGGTGCCGTTGAAGCTGGCAAGGCTCATCCCTCATGTATTGGAGGACGCATGGAACTTACTGATCCTCGTTGGACTCTCTT